AAAAATACACCCATCCAAAACATCTTACAATAAAATGGGTGTGCTTATTTTATAGAGTAAGCAACTCCGTGGGAATTATGGCTCCCACAACCCTGTACAGTATTAACTGACTGCACACAGTATAAATAAAAACATACGCTTTAAGAAGTCTCATTTATAGTGTACTCATAATAAATGGGCACACCAGTGAAGAAGAACAATGAGAAATCTTCAGCCACGGCATCATGTTGCTGATAAATAGTAAAATCAGTAATGATATTCGAGCCTTGACCTGCATACGTAGTATCAATGGTTCTGACATTATGCGAATTACTTTGCAAAAGTTGAGCAGAAATAGCTCTTGATGCAGAAAACCGATCTGGACGATAATAAGGAAATTCAACTTCAATAGTATCATTAATACCTAAATTTGTCGCCACTGATCCATTTCCTGAAAGAGAATTCCACCGAGAAGACAAATATTTCTGAACAACTGGTCTTCCTGCTCCAGCTGGGACTTCAGAACTGAAAAAAGTTCCATTATCCGTAGCATGAAATCCATCCCTAGAAACCATAGGAGAATAAGCGATTGAATTAGAAGTAGAAAAATAAAACTTCTTTCGCATTCCTCCACGGTAACCAGCATACGCTGGTAAAAACCAAGAATGGAAAGCAGTAGGACCAACTGTCAAAGGTGTAGTTCCATCTTGAGCAAGATCAATCCCATTAGGATCATATCCAGTATGGTATGGCAAATTCTTATTCCTCAAACCGTTGATGCGCACTGTATCAACATTCGCTTTGGTCGGAAACCAATAACGAGTAAAAACGTAACGCTTGCACAATTCTCTAATGGAACATGGAGGATCACCATAATACACTAAATAAGTAGCGTCTTCTTGATCTGATTTCTTTGCAATAGTCGTTATTTCAGACGGTGCTGTTGGTTTATCTGACATAGTAGTATTTCCAGTCTCAGTATTAGGCATTCCGCTCTGCGAAGGCAAAGGTTCTGGCCACAAATGAAATTCTGAAAGATTCTTATTGCCAGGTGCTGCGAACTTGAAATCATCACAAGCAGAAACAAATACATTGACACTAATGGGTGCATCAACACTGGGACAAACCAGATCATTGAGGATAACCAATTCCAAAATACCATTCTCTTGACCTTGATTGTTAAGCAACCTAACACTGTCGGAAAAATTTGATCCAACACTATAAGGTTTACCACAATTAAGCCAAGGAACAGATTGACCCCAAC